ACAAATTCTCCATCTACAATTTTCATATATTTTGCTGAAACACTACTAAGGCGAAAGTAAGAGCGTCCACCATCAACAGAACAGTTGCCTACTTGGCGATAGTCGTGCCGATGCTGAGAGTATTCCCAACCCTCTGGGCCTTCAACCATACAAAACGCAAGGTCTTCAATTTTATCAGCATTTGTAACCATAATCTCAGCGTTGTTTGAGTATGGATTAAGGTATAGAGCAAAGTAGCGATTGCCAAACTGGGGATGCGGAGTTTCACGGTAGAAGACATCGGCCGCAAATGCTGCATTCTCTTGAATAGCTGAAGTGCAGACGTACTTAACATCTACTCCATCTTTTTCAGAGTATAGCTTGCACACACGCTTTGGGTCAAGCATTGGTGAGTGTTTGATGTTCATCCTTGTTCTCCATTAAAGTTTGGTCTGTTTTTGATATGTACCATTATATCACAACTGGGCTGACTTGTACATACATTTATGCAAAAAAATCTTCGAGATTTACAACTGGTTCAGAAGTCCAGCCGATTGCCTCAAGAATCGGGTTAATCGCATCGAGGAACGTTTTGTCAAACATCAGGTTGTAATCGATGTATTTGTGCAGCTGGAACTCGGGAGGTAGGTAATCAGGGAAAGTGATTACATTCTCACGAATAGGGTTTGGCTTTTTGAGGTAGCAAAACTTTACCTTGTCACCATTCTGGATCTTCTCGTACTCTTTGAGACCTTTAGTAAGGATGACGTTATTGTATAGTAAAGCACCGCGGACGTGTATCGGAGTACCTTTCTTGTAAATGGCAGCACGATCTTTCCACTTGATTACATCAGATACACCACGAGGAAAAGAAACTTTCTCGGGAGGAAGAGATGTAAAGTGATCACGGAACTGTTGAATCGCACGTTGAGTATTTGTCTCGGAACCAGTCATGATAACTTTGAATAACGCTTTCATCGCATCACGGCAAACCTCGGGAGTAGAAGACTTAACTGCTTCGATACCCATGATCTTGAGTTTAGGCTCTTTGTACTCAACACCTTCTGAATTGTGGACATTCAAGATATAACGTTTCTTGGCAGTCCATACACCTTTATCAGCAATAACTTCTCGTTCCATTACCATCTTTTGTTGGTAAGAATTGAGCTGTTCAGCCATACCATCATATGACTTAGCAATAAGAGGCTCAAACTTATCAGACACGATCCTATCAATTAGATCCACGATCTCTTTGACTGGCCGATCTTGCATGCCAAGCTTCTTAACAAGAGGACCAAAGTTTACATAGTTTGAATCGGTATCGATTGCAATTACATAGTCTTTGTTCTTTGTCTCACAGATCTTGTTCATAAAATCATTGAATGTCTTTTCAGCCCAACGGATAGCAAGCTGGCCAGTAAGTGTAATGCCTTCGGCCATACGCAGATCGAAGTGACGGAACCAACGGTTACCCATTGCACCATAGAGTGAGTTCATCAAAATCTTGGCAGCCATTTGCTGGTTGTCAAGGGTTGACACTTGCTTCTCGAGCTGATATACACGTTGCTTATCAGTTTTATCTACGTTAACTAGTTCCTGCTGTGCGCCAAGCATTGCCTTCTTGGTTGTCTTACGCTCGGCATAGATTGTCTCAATGATCGCAGGAATAATACCTTGACGATCTTTGCGATACAGTGTACCGTTAGCAGCCATGGCAAGATTATCTGGATCAGGATTTAATCCGTTACGTTGGGTAAGACACAAATCAACATCCACATTAGGGACGATCTCGTCGCAAATAGTTTCGGGAGACATGTTGCACTGCATAATAATGTGAGGATACAGCGAGTTCAAATCAAAAGAAACAACCCAATCGTGCATGCCAACCTTTGGTGGTTTTACATAACCGCCAGCAAAGGCGGTCTTCATCCGCTCTTCATTAGGCTGAACCACAATACCTTTGTCATGTAGATCACGATAGATGATCGAGTCCCAGATGGCGGTAGTACCTAGTGTATCACCATAGTTAACACCACCACGATAGGCCAGAGTCATTGCAAGGTTAATAAGACCCATCTTGTCATCGAGCTTGTACACAATGCCAACGTCTTTGATGTTATAGTCACCAAACTTTTGAGGATCTTGCTCATATAAGTCTTGCAAGTCTTTGTACTCTTCGTACGAAAGCTTCTTCTCGCCCAGTTCAACGTGGGCAATATGGTCAAGTTTATAAGACTCTTGGGCAGTATAAGTAAACTTCTTGTATAGTTCAAGATAGTCAAGTTCAGTCACGCCAACAATATCGTAGTACTGTTGCTCACGACCGTTGATCTTTACACTACGCTGACTAACACGATTCCATGGGGAAAGTTTGTTGGCATACTCTTCTCCAAGAAGTTTGACGATACGATTAACTACGTAAGGAGTATCGAAGAACTTACAATTCCAGCCAGTAATAATGTCTGGTGTATTTACAGGAGAAGACCACCATCCGAGGAAGGCAGTCAACAGGTTTTGTTCGGTTGCACAATAGAATGCTTCTACCTCGACACCAGTAAGATCTAGTTCTGATTTAGAACGATCCCACTCTTTGAGATACCAGAGGTAGTAAGTATTGTTTTGATTATTGCGGTAAGCAATAGCATTGATGGGGTTGTTTGCATCGGAAGGATCTGAGTAACCGTCTTCGGTTTTCATTACCTCGATATCGTAAAAGCCGACGTTTACCTGGTCAGGATCAAATGCGATCTTGCCGGGAAACTTCTCTTGAACGAATTGTGCAACATAGTTAGTGTTACCATATACCTTAAAGTTAGGCATATCTTTATAGCGATCGACAAAGTCTTTTGCCTCACGCATGTCATCTAATTGTACGCCAGACACCCTTGCGCCGTCAAGCGCAAAGGTTTCTGATTTAGGATTAGGGACAAATAGAGTGGGTTTGAATTTTACCCGCTCATGGACACGGTGACCATTCTTGTACCCGCGATAGAGTAAAGAGTTGCCGTACCGTGTTACGTTTGTATAGAATTCCAAGTGTTAACCTCCACATGATTGAGTACATTATACATCAGTCTTAAGCGAAAGTACACAGTTAAATAATAATCTTTTTATCTGGTGTGATAACCTTGGAGAACATTTGTTGATACTGTTTCTTGAGTCCATCAACCGGATCAACGACAAACATAACAAAGTTGGACGCAATGGTCATTCCTTTAGGTGCTTCTGAGTAAGCCATAAAAGGAGCTAGTCCGAGAGAGTTTTCTTGAGTAGGGATTAGGATTGCAGCGTCTTTCAGAGTGAAATTAGCTTGACAGAAATCTGGGCCACCAGACAATTCACAGATAAGTTCTTCACCGGTTGCTAGACGTACAATTTTGATATAAGACATATAAGTCTCCATGATAAAGTTAAAAAGAGGGGCGTTTGCCCCTCTCAAGTTTAGTCTTTCTTCGATACGAAAGAATACATTTCTTTCGCCTTTTCCATAAGGTCTTCCATTGAGTACATTTGATAAGCCTGCTGCACTTCTTCGGCTGTTTTCTTACCAGCCTCAAGCATGTTTTCGGCAAATGCCATATTCAAAGCTTGTTGTTGATCCATATATTCTTTTGCAAGTTGCAGCATTTCAGAACGGATTTCAAACGGGTTTTTATTAGACATAATAGTCTCCTTAGTGTGTGGTGTGTTTACATGAAATGGGAGGCTAACCGTGGCCTCCCGCGCACCTATTAAGTAGTGACCCTTACTTTTTAAGCTTAGCTACTTCTAGCATACACTTTTTAGCTTCTTCATGAAACCCCAGACTTGCCAAGTGAGCGGCAGCTCTAGAGTAACCAACGATTTCGCATGACCGCATAAAAGCACGGCCAATATTAGCGAAAGGATTTACTACGTAGTTCATTGCGATCGCAGTCATTAGTTGACTCCTCTTTTCAGAGATGGATCACCTGTTGCTACTGAGTAGATATCTCCACGTGAGATGCCGATATCCCGAAGCTCTTTATCAGACAGCTTGTTAAGTTCGTTAACGGTCTGTCTAACTTCTTTTGCCCATACATAGGATTTATGTACGGATTTTACCCAACTTACAATGCCCTCAATCGGACTCTGTAAGTAGTTGTTGATTGTTAGTATGTGTTGTGTCATTTTGACCCTCGTTTTTTCCAATTGAAATTTTACGA